TTCCATTCTTTTTTGTAATTTACGAAAATTTTTTAATTTTTGTCGTACTACATCTACAGAATCAGAATCATTATAAGGTACTTTGTATTTTTCTGCTAGTTTAACTAAAGTTTCTTTCGTTCGTATATTATTTAGAATTTTAGTAGATGGAACCATTTCAATCTTACCTAATTCTATTGTGGGAACTTCTTTACCCATAGCTTCTTCTTCCCAAGTACTGGGTTCTGGAGGTGGTGGAGGTGCATAATTTGGTTTCATTGGTAGTATTGGTTCTCTTAAAAATTCTGGAGGAGGTGGAGGTAATAATTCTGGAGCAATCTCTCGCGCTTCTACAACATTTTCTCTTGCTTGTCTATCTGCTTCAATATCATCTAAATCTGGATTTTCATCCATTAATTCTTGGGCGTGTTGTTGTACAATAGGTTCTTCTTCATCAAATAGTGGTTTAATATCCATTGTTTCTCCATCATCAAAAAGAGTACCGATGTCTATTGGTTCTTTTTTTTCTTTTGTTACCAAAAATCTTTGCATTCTTTCCGCGTCTTTTCTTCTATTTAATTCAGCTTTAAATTGAGGTAAAGATATACCCGCCCGTTCAGATGCTTGTCTTATTTGACTATCTCTATATCTTGAAGCTATTTCTCTAGCACCCATAGTATCTGATAATTCTGGAGCAAATTTTTGTAATCGAGCAACAGCAATGGGTATATTAACATTATTCCCATTTATTGTTAAATTTCCTTGTGAATTTACTTTTACATCACGTGGTCCCTTAAAATATTGTTCTAATTCTCCAATAGGTGGACCTACAACTGCTTGTCTAATACCTTCTTGTCTAGCCTCTTCTTGTTCTCTAGCTACTTGTACTCTTTGGGCTTCGGTAGCTATAGCATTTTCTCTAGCTTCTTGTTCTTGTTGTTGTTGTTTTTGTTGTTGTTCTAATAAATCTTTTTGTTTCTCTTCATCTTGTGCTTGTTCTAAATAAAATAATCCAATAGGGTCAGTTTTGCGTAAATATTCTATTTGTGATGGATTATTAAATAGTTTCATTAGTTCAGCTTGTTTTCTAGCTTTTTCAATATATTTTAATGGGTCGTTTTTCAATTTTTCTAATTGATAATCATCATATGCACTTTGAACTCCCATTTTATATGACGTAGCACCGTCATTCATTTTTCTTTTTAATTCTTCATTTGATAAATATGTAGAGATTTTGTTAGCATATGGTTCTTGTTTAATTATATTAGCTCTACCATCTTTATTTATTGTTTTTCTTAATTCATTTACTTTCATAAGAGTTTTTAATGGTGATTCTCTATAATCAGATTTACCTACAGATTGTTGTAAAATCTTTGCGTATTCCATAATATAATATATATGAATATTATATTATTTTATAATCTAAATAAAACCATATCCTTTTAAAAAGACATTCATTCTACCTGCTAGTCCTGTTGCACCCCTAAATAATGTTCTTGATACTGGATTTAATTCTGTTTTCAACCCTTGTACATCTTGCATTATAAACTTATTTGCATTTGGATTATCTTGTTCAAGAGGTGGATTTGCTGATATTAATGATGATATAAATACCTGACAATTATTATCAAATGGGTCATATGTAAAATATCTCGAACCCATAACTCGTTGACCATTATCTAAAAATTGTTTAAATGTATAATTAAATTTTGGTGATAAGTGTAATTCTAATTTTTGGGCATTTGGATTTACATTTGGATATTCGTGTATATTTATAACTTCATTCTTTTCAATTAGAATAGGTATAAATTTATCTTGCGATTCTTGTATAGTTATAACCATATATAAATGATACATTTCATCAAATCCATATTTCTTTTTTAATTGACCCATTTGACCTACAGATAAAGCGTTTGTAAGAGTATTAACTGATTTCTCAAGTGGTTCTCTATATAGGCAAATAGATTTAATAGGCATATTTCCATATTTATCTATTAATGTTCTTTCTGCTGGTGGATAATCAGAACGACCTAATATAGTTCCTGTTATTCTTTTCCCAACATTTGATGCTAAATCTTTCACTTTTTTTCCTGCCGATTTGAGGAAATCAAATAATCCACCTCCTTCTATCATTTCATCTGGCATATTTATTAATTTATGATATCCTAAAGGATCTACGTCTCTTAAGTGTTCCATAAATTCTGGATTGTCTAGCATTCTATTTATTGATTGATGACGTCTTTGAACTCTTAAATATTCTGCTTCTGAATCTTGATTATTTGCTAATTCTTCTAATTCTTTACGTTGTTTCTCTTTTCTTACAACATTTTCAACTTTTAAAACTCCTCTTTTTGTTTCTGGGTACACTATTGTATCTCCTTGATTTTGTGATCGTTCTTCATCTTGTTTTTGTAATAGAATTCTTAATTGTGCTTCTGCTTTTGCTTTTGACATTGGTCTTTTAGAATGTTTCTTACCAGTTTCTAGAGAAACTACATAGTATCCATTCTTCATTTTTTTCAATTCATATGGCATTATATAATAATTTTATAAAATAATTTAATATAATATAATAATATAAGATGATTTCATTAAAGTCAGGATTAAGAGTTGCTGAAGTAAATTTAGGTAAAAAGAAAAGTGAAAAACAGATTATTTATGTAAAAGACTCAGATACAGGACCTTCTGAAGTAAGACATACGGATAAATCTAAATTATTACCTAAATCCTTTTTTAAAGGATTACCTCCAGCTAATGTTCAATTATTAAAAAATGCTATTAATACTAATAAAAAGACTATGATTGGTGATAATTTAAATATGCAAGCAAAATATGATATGGCACAAGAAGAATTGGGTAAGTTAGAAAAGAAATATTTAGAAATTCCTCCACAATTGGGTAAAATTGAACCAGTACCTATGCAAGAAAGTAGTCGCATTGGTGTTTTTGGTCCTGCTGGTGTTGGTAAATCAACTTGGATTAGTAATTTTTTTAAGAAATACTTAGAATATTATAAAGATAATAAAATTTATATATTTAGTCCTAAATTAGATGACCCGGCATTTAAAAAAATAAAAAATCTTAGTTATGTAAAATTGGATGATAGCCTCATAAAAGATCCATTAGATGTATCTGAATTTAAAGATTCTATATGTTGTTTTGATGATATTGAATCTATCACTGATAAAAGATTAAATAATGCTGTTAGAGTTTTTAGAGACCAATGTTATGAAATAGGTAGAGCCCCTACAAATATTACAACAATTGCTGTACATCACGTTATATTAGCAAATGATAGAACCAAAATCATTTTAAATGAATCTGATCAAGTAGTATTGTTCCCGAAATCTAATTTTGCCGCAATATCTAATTTATGTAAAAGATATTACGGGTTTACAAAAGACCAATTAGAATATCTTAGAGATGTTCCAAGTAGATGGGCTGTAGTTAAAAGAAGTTATCCTACAACAATTATAACTGAAAATGCTGTTAAGGTTCTTTAAAATATTAGATTAAATACTTTTTAGCTTATTGATATCAATATAAACATAGTTTTTGAATTCAGGTTTATTTCTATCTCTTCTTCCACCTATTTTTATTTCTAATTTTTCATCACAATATTGATAATAATATATACCATCTGTAAATTCAAAACAGAATAATATATTATATCCTTTATCATAATATTCTTTTGCTTTAAGAAACTTATTTTCTCCAACCATTGTTGTAGGATATTTATCTTTTGTATTATTTCTTTTTTTTACTTCTATCATATATTTAGCTTTATCATCTTTTAAATCAAATAAAGAGAAATCTTTTGTTCTCTTTAGTGATATTGAAAATTTATTATCAAATAATTCTTTGGCTTTTGCTACACTTTCAGAATCATCATAGTTATAAAAATGCATTTTATATAATATAATAATATAAAAAAATTATTTTCTATACTTAAATTATAAAATGTTTTCTGAAGAAGTTTATACTTTGATTGAACTACAGTTTAATTTGATGCTAAGAAGTAAAGAATTAGGATTAGACAACCTATTAAATACTACTGTTGAATTATATAGATATTTTCATAATGGTTGTAAAGATATTAAATTAAATACTGCCAATACTTATGGATTTCTTTTAGCTTATTGTAAAAAGAAAGAAAAAAAAGAATTAGAAGAACAAATTAATTTACTAATACCAGATTTCTTAAGGTTATTTGTAAATTCTTGTTATGGTTTTGTTAAATTAGATTATGAAAAACCTATTAAGAAAAAACGTTTTGGATGTTTATTTTGATACTATCTTTTCTATTGTTTCTTTTTCTGCTTGATTATCTCTAAGTGATATAAACGTTAATATTGTTACAAGATAATCAGGGTCTTGTGATTGTCCCATCATAAGTTTCTTATATTGTTCTATATCTAAATATCTAAATCTTGCTCTAATAGAACTATGCTTGCCACAAGTATTTATTCCTGTTTTTAATTTTTGAAATCGATATGGATTATAAATTACTTTATATCCTTTTTGTTGTGCTTCTTCATAGAATTTACCTAGAAGATTATATTGTGTCCATTTTGGGTCTTCTGAATATTGTAATTCTTGATTCCAAGAGAAACCGTATGGGTCAAAATGTTCTACTGTATTTGTTTCTGGATGATATAAAATAGCAACCCAGTGACCATCTGCTGATGATTTTACAGGAAATAATACAAGACACGCATTATGAGGACCTATGACTTCTCTAATATGATTAAATTTACGAAGGTCTTTATATAAATGTATAGGACAATTACCATTTGTTGTAATCTCTACTTCTTGACCTGTTAAATCCTGTGTGTATATATTTTTTATTACTTTATCCATATAATAATATGATATAAAATAATTTATATTGTAATAATATATAATGAGTTTATCCTTAAACAATTCAACTATCGTTCCACTTTTATCAGGTGATACTTTTTTAGGTCAAACATATGATAATATCTTAGATTTTGCTGAAATTAATATTGCTATAAAATGTGATACTGGATATGATTTAACATATATTTATTCTCAAGATAAAATAACAATTGATTATCAAACAACACAATCTATTTCAGCCCAAATAGATACACAATTTTATAAAATTCCCGTAAATGATAGATATTTTAAATTAAAAATAGAAGCTACTGATGGTGATATGAGTGTTCTAAATGTTCAAACAATCTATAAATCTAATATTACATTTAATAATTCTGGTTCTGGTCCTACTTCTAATGTTATTATTACTAGTCCTTTGACTGGTGGTGGTGCTGTTAGTGTTGGTGGTAGTGTTTCAATTTCTAATACATCATTAGATGTTGCTGTTAGTAACTTTCCTGCTACTCAAGATGTAAATATTACAAATGCTTCTGTTGCTGTTTCTGGTTCAGTTGATGTTAATAACTTTCCTGCTACTCAAGATGTAAATATTACAAATGCTTCTATTGCTGTTTCTGGTTCTGTTGATGTTAATAACTTTCCAGCATCTCAAACTATAAATGGCTCTGTTGATGTTAATAACTTTCCAGCTACACAAGATGTAAATATAACTAATACTTCTGTTGCTGTTTCTGGTTCGGTTGATATTGGTAATTTTCCCGCTTCACAAACAATAAATGGTTCAGTAGATGCTAATATTACAAACACATCCTTAGATGTTGCTGTCAATAACTTTCCTGTTACTCAAGATGTAAATATTACAAATGCTTCTGTTGCTGTTTCTGGTTCTGTCGATGTTAATAACTTTCCTACAACGCAAGATGTAAATATTACTAATGCTTCTATTGCTGTTTCTGGTTCTGTTGATGTTAATAACTTTCCTGTTACCCAAGATGTAAATATTACAAATGCTTCTGTTGCTGTTTCTGGTTCTGTTGATGTTAATAACTTTCCTGTTACCCAAGATGTAAATATTACAAATGCTTCTGTTGCTGTTTCTGGTTCTGTCGATGTTAATAACTTTCCAGCTACTCAAGATGTAAACATAACTAATACATCATTAGCAATTACAAATACAAATCTAGATAATCTTCAATTTGATGTCAATAATAATCTTGATATAAATTTGAATGCTATTAATAGTGATTTTATTGATGCTGGAAATAATGATGGTTTAAAGGTTGCTATCCAAAATGAAAGTTTAGCAATAACAAATGCATCATTAAGTGATATGACTTTTACAGATGAACAATTAAATGTTTCTGATGCTACTACTCACACAACACTTGATAATATTTATAATGTTGTAAATAGTCGCGGTTCTGGGTCTTTTTCAACTCAAAATATGGGTGCTGGTAGTATTTCTAATGTTATTAATTTAAGTAATTTAAATGTTAAATGTTTAACGATTTATGGAACTGTTACAGAAGCTACTACATTAACTGTTGTTTTTAGCCCTAATAATGTTATTGGTTATTATTATCCATCTCAATATTCATATGAAATTGCATCTGCTGGTCCATTTGGATTTGCTATTAACGCCTGTCCTAATTATATATGTTTACAAACATTAAATGCTCTTACTAAATTAGAAGCATTTATAGATTATTCTTAAGAATTTAATTTAATTTTTAAGAAATTATGATGGTAAAGAACCTTTAATTTGTCGAAACTCAGCACAATAAAAGTCAGTTGTGTCAATTGATATTAAACCAGATGAAATAGTAGCTGTGATAGAAAAATCATAACCATATTCTGCATCTGCTGGAACTAAAAATTTAACTGGTAAACTATGTGTTCCAGGATTTGATAATCGTTGAGTATATGAAACAGTGCTTGAATCATTTTTGTTTGTATATGTTATTGTTAATACTGTGGTTGCGGATACTACTGAAAAATTAAATACACAATCAACTATTGTTGGATAATCGGGTAACTTATTAACAAAAGAAGTTTCTAATAATGTTATTGTTATACCTCCTGTTGGATTTAAATATTGACCTGATAAAAATTGATTTGTATATGAACTATAATCACCACCCATAGGAGTCCATTTAAGCCCCGAAACACCGTTAGAGGTTAAAACTTTGTTATTTTCGCCTGAATCACCACCGTAACTATCGCCAGAATAACTAGGATTATCTGCCCCAAGAACAAGTTGACCGTTATTATTTATTAAATGGCATTTAGTCCCATTATCATACGTTAACATAATGTTATTATTTCTTGCCTGATTTTCGCTATTACCAGCGTTTGGAGTTATAACAATTGATGATGATTGTGATGATATACCTAATGCATTCGGCATTGTTCCAAACTGTCCATATTGAATTGTTGAATTAGATGAAAACATATCGAAGCCACCATAAAATGAATAATCTGTTCCTTGATCATTTGTTATTAAGAGATGTGTTGAAGAACCATCAGCTGAGTTCTTATTTTGTGCTAGAACACCTGTAAAAAAGCTATTATCATTATTTGCGGTTTCAACACCAATAGGTGATGCTGATACATATGACATTGAATCTTTTACTGTTAATTTTTTTATATCTTCTTCAAATTTAAGAATATTATTATCTCCTTTTATATCACTTCCATTTACTGAATATAATACTGAGTTAGCATCTGAATTTAAATTAGAAAGGTTTACAGAACCTAAAAAGATACCTGTTTTGTCTGTTAAACTTACTGCTCCTATAATTGATGACATAATATATAATAATATTAGATATTTATATTATTTAAATATAACAATCATAGATGGTCTAACATTTGGACTTTTTAATTCTGGTCTTGTTGGATCAATAAATTTTATTCTACCTTCAATAAATCTTATCTCCGCTTGATTATAAATATATTTATGAAATGCTTTAGTATCTGTTACTGCATTTATTAACATTACAACTTTTTTGTTTTTTTTCCATTCATCATATGCTTTTTTTATAAATTCTTTTGTCAATGAATATGGCGGATTACAAAAAGAACAACTGCCCCATTCTGTTGTTAATCCATTAGGTGAATTAATATTATAATCTATCGGACAGGGATCATAATTAAAATTAAATTCTTTATTTAGTTTTTCATATAATTCAGGTGGTGTTTTCCATTTATCAGATTTTGATTTTGCATAATAACCAGTCATTCTAATATAATATTAGATATTTATATTATATGATTGATATAATAAGTTTATCAATTGCTATTGGTGCAATAATTATTGGTATTTTGTCTCATATTAGACATTCTGAGTGTTATGGTATTAAAATTGATACAAGGTCAGCTAAAAATACACCACCAACTACTCCTTCTATATTAGAAACTCAACCACTTTTACAAAATTCACCGGCTATCTTGGAAGTTACACAACCTATAGATATTCCTCCTAGACCTAAACCTAAAATTAAAAACTGGCTTTAATATATAAATGAGTAAAGAAAAACATAGTGCTTATAGAAGTATGAAACTAGCAAGTGAAGGTAAAACTAAACCTACAAATAAAGATAATAAAGGAGCTTTACAAAGATGGTCTGATGAAAAATGGTTGAATCTCAATGCTTTAATTTATTTAGGTCAAGAATTACCGTGTGGAACAAAATATAAAGGTCAAAAAGAACCTACCGTATGTAGACCAAAAAAGAAAATAAGTAGCCAAACTCCAACACCTCTTGCTAAAGATTTAACAAAAAAGCAGATAGAGAAAGCAATAGAAATAAAGAAACAAGGTAAAAGAATCGACTGGAGTAAATTATAATATTTCATATTTTTAATATTTCATATTGATATATTAAATTTCATTTTTCAATAGATAATATTTCTTTAATTGCTGAACCTAATTCATCATTTGATTCTGAATCATCTATCTTTTTCTTTTTTGTGGGTGGTTTAGGTTTCCTTTTATTCATTTTTTCGTTTGGTATTAACTCAACATAATCAATTGTTTTTACTGATTCTTCTAATTCGGTCTGCTGTATGTTATTATCACTTAAATCCTTAGGTAGAAATATCGATTCGTCTGTTTCATCATCTTTAGTTATAAGACGATTTCTTATATATTCAGGATCTGGATTGTTTACTTGATGTTGTTTTCTAAAATGTTTTTCTGTCTGTATATGTTTACTCCAATTGTATTTTGCAACCATTTTATTACAACATTCACACTTTTTCTTTTCTTTATATTTATCTTTTAAATTCTTTTCTAAATAATATTTTTTATGATACTCTTTTAATTGTTCTTCACTCATAGCATCTCTTTTACCACCATTTTGATGCTTCTTAGTCTTAATATGTGTAGCCATATTTGATGTATTAATTTTGCAAACTTCACAAAAAACCATTTTCTATATATATTTATAGTAAAATATTTTTTTATAAGTAAATTTAAATTTAAATATTACAAAAAGGAGACGAGGTAGGGTCCCCGCACACCAGAATTTTTTTACCAAAAAATATGTTTTTTATAGGATAAATTTTCTAAGAAGAGAAAAAAATCTAAAACTGTAGTTTAATGATATTTAAACCGAATGAGTTTTTCGTAGCTTACCTCGTCACCCGTGTTTTTGAAAAGGATAGGAGAGAGGGTCCCCGCACGCCGGAATTATTTATATATATATTTATGCGCCGTGCGGGGACCGCATCCCGTCTCCTTTTTTTAGGATAAAAATAGAAAAGTGAAATAGTCTGTAAAAAAAATCAATTTAATTATTGTAAAATTTCTTAATTTTTTGATCAGTTGTTATAACTTTAGGTTTAATAACCTTGGTTTGTTTAACATCTTTAAAATTAAAATTATAATTAGCAGATGATAAAGGTTTTATATCATATTCATCGATATAATATTTCAATAAAGGATTTTCAACAATCGAATATACATAAGATTTATTACCATCTTTTTTAATCTGTTTTCTAATGAAGTCGAAACCACAGTTATTAAATACAAGTTGTGTTCTTAGTGTTACACTTCGTTTATCATTCTTTATATCTCCTGTTAAAAAGATTGTGTTAAAATCTTTTACATTAAATATAGTGTATAAAGAGTCAATCTTATTTTCATAATCTTTACAACTAATTGTATCCCCTGACTTTGTAAGGCCTAAAGTATTCATACACTGTTTAAAATAGTTGTGTTTATGTTTAATTGTAAACTCTTCAAACTGTGATTTATATTTGATGTCGTAAAATTGTTCTTCAAATTCACCAGGGATGATATTTTTACCGATAAATAATTGATAGGCTTTTAATATATGTAAATTTCTGTAATAGTTTTTAAATTCTTCATATTCTATGTCTTGGGGTAAACAAAACTTTTTATAATATACAAATTTTTCTATTTTATATTTTTCTTCTGTTGATGCCTTAAATTTACTAACTCTTTTTGTAAGTCTAATATATTCATCATCATCTATTAATTCGCTGTTAAATATTTTTTCAGCTCTCTTTACTGTTTCACCTTCATCATCTTTTTCTTCTTGTTGGTCTTGTTCTTCTTCAATATCACAACCTTCAACATTATAATAATCATTGTCATCATCTTCTTTATTCTTTTTAAATTTATTAATCTTTGTTTCATCTAAATTATATGTATGACCTTTTATCGTACAGTAATAAAGAAAGACATTAAGATTATAAATCTTGTTTGTATCTTCCCAACGGTTCCAAAGTTGTATATAATCAAACGCTCTAGATTCATCAATATCGAAACTAGAATGTATCACATCTTCAAAGTGTTTTAATTTATGATGTGGTGCAATCACACAGGTGTTACCTAATAATATATTTATATCATTACTTTTTGGATTTCTGACTCTAAATAACATTTGGAAGAATTCACGAGCGCACACTGTGTTACAGTTAGTAAAATAACCGTAAATTTGGTCAAAATGATTTGTTTCATTGATATCAACACCAACCGATACAGTCGATGTATAAATAGTCAATTGATATTCTTTAAATAATTTATTCGCTTCGACCATCTTTTTTTTCTTTTTATCGCAAGTATCACCAATCATTAACAAACATTTATAGTCAGTGTTAAAGCGTTCATATAAGTCATTTGCAAACTTAGAAGTAGCACAAGCTACAACAATATTTAATTTATTTTTTAATGCACACTCGATTTTATCAATAAAATCATATTCGTCGTAATGTAATTGAAATTGATATTTACGACCTTTATTAATATTAACTAAAGGCAAACCTTGATAACTATGATATTTTTTAAGATATTTAACCTCTCTATTTGAAATATCACCATCTAAAAAATAACTAACATTAGATGAATTGATAATGTTTCTAAACAGTTTAAATATATTTTCTGGTTCTTTCATCTGTCCAAATGACATATGAGCTAATAGCGATGTAAACTCATCACAAAATACAGTATTATATGCTTTAATACATAGTTTCTCTAATCGTTTATATGATATTTTACTCAATGAATCTAATGATATAATCACGCGTTCAGCTTTAAAATTCATTTCACCTTCTTTACAATCAAGATAATTAATAAACCCGTACGATTTAAACTCATTCGCAAGAGATAAAGCCAATGAACGGCGCATCACTAAAAATATTATACGGTCGCTTTTATTTGAATTTATAATAACTTGTTTTATGAAATTTGTTTTACCTGATCCGTATCTACTTTTTATAACTCTTAACTTATCAGATCCAAAATATTTATTAATTTCATCATAATCTAAAAACTTTGTATTTATTTCTGTATATTTAAAATCTGGTATATCGTATGTAGACGTAAAATATTTATCATAATTACCATCTTTATTATCACGACAAATATTAAAAAATGTTGACTTTTCAACATCAACAAAACTTTGATTATTAAAATGGTTTACAACTTCTGCATAACTTATATTTTTATATTTACCAATCTTTGAGCGTTCCCATAAAGCCTTTATTACTTCTTCGCTTGAATTCATATTCTTACAAATAAAAAGAGTATTACGCCACACATCATATGTTGTAAATCTATTATCTGATAAACATTTTATACCATTTAAAACAGTTGGTAAATCTAATTTTTCTATTTGTTCTATTTCTAAAATCTTTTTTTCTTTAAATAATCTTTTCTTTGGCGTATTCGTTTCTTTTGTTGTTGTATTAATAAGATTTAAACACCATTCTTCAATCTTATTATCCATTTCTACAAGCTTATCAGCTTTTATAATTTTGTATTCATAAAATTCATCTGATAAATTATAATCAGTCCATAGAGGTACTTTTTTGCCTTTCTTTGTTTCATATACTTTTTCTGTACCATCGTCATTTAAGGCGATATACACATTATCGATGACATTATATTTACCACCGAAAAAAAGTAAGTTGGTGTTAAAGTCAGCAACTCCGCATAATTGTTGCCGTGGGATTTTGTCATTATTTTTAAAATAGAAATGATAACCCTTTCGAGTTTTAACATAAAATTTACACTTTTTGAGTAAATGGTCTAATATGTCACAATTATTAGGTTGGTCAACATCAATCGTTGTTATATTACTTTTTAATGTATCTATACACCATAAATTAGGTGTCTGCATCATTTTATAGTTTGCATCCCATACTTTTTTACAAAAACCATTTTCTTGTATTCTATCTTTTTCTAATGGTTGATGTGTTCTTTTAATCAATTTATTATCATCATTGTAATAAGCGTCTACGTGAGAGCCAAAATAACTAAAACCGAAAGCATTTAAGATTTTCTTTGAAGAGTCCATTTTAATATAATCTATATTTAGAAATAAAATTTCTACTAAAAAAATATTTTTATAGTAAATTTTAAATTTTAAAATATATTATCATAAAAAAGTAACGAGGTGCGGTCCCCGTACGCCAGAATATTTATATATATTTAATGCTACCGTGCGGGGACCCTACCCCGTCTCCTAAAATAATTCAAAAGAAATAAAATAAACTAAACTTAATATATAATAATGAATAAAGAAGATTTACGAAAATTATTTAAGAAAGCAGAAACACCAAATGGTTATACATTATCGGATGTATCCATACGTAATTATATTTCAAAATTAAATACGGTGTCTAAATTAACAATAAAAAAAGATTATTCAAATTATAAATTTTTATTACAACCTAAGAAAGTTATTGAGGCTCTTAATAAATCAACATTAAAAGGAGTAAAAGATTATTACTCACCTATTATTATATTATTAGATTTAGTAAAAGCAAATAAAGATATAATAAAAGTATATCAAGATGAATTAATAAAACAAGCAGAGAAAGAATATGAGAAAAGAGAACAAAACGTATTAACTAAAACAGAGAAAGATCGTTTATTAACTATGAAAGAAATAAATGAAAGATATGAAGATTTTAAAGTAAATACACCAGCTGATCTAATGGATAAATTAATCGTCGCTTTTTATTTTAAAAATGATTTGATACCTCGTAATAATCTACCAAAGATAAAGATAACTAATAAAGATACTAATTTAAATGATGATTATAATTATTTAGTTGTAGATAAAGATAAGAAACCAAAAGAAATTATAATGCTCAATTATAAAACAAGAAATACATATGGTGAACAAAGATTTAAAATAACACCAGAATTAAAAAAGTTAATAGAAGAATATATGATATCATTCAATAAGGAAGTAGGAGACTTTTTATTTTCAACAGAATCTGGTTACGAAATAAAAGATAATAGTTTCCTATATGTTATAAAAAAGGCTATGGAAGAGGTTTTACACTCACCTTTAAATATTGACCTTATCCGCTCAATATTAATTAATGACTTTTATACGGGTAAACCTAAAAGTATACAACAGAAAAAAGATTTTGCCCGGCGTCTTTTACATAGTCCTTTAGTTAGTCAAGAATACGTATTCGTGAATGATTAATTAATTTTCATATATCTATATGATATTATATATACTATATACTCTAATTTTCCTTTTTTCATATATCTATATGATATATATTTCTATATATACCTATACCCCCACTTTTTAAAATGTATAACTTTAAAAGGTTATGTATCATACAAAAAATTATTTATAGGATCTAAACATAAAAAAATTATGATGTGTTACTCACAAAAAATATATTATATGTCGTTTTTAATATGTTTTTAATCATATTATACGCTTTAAAATACCATTCTAAGCATATAAAAAAAAATTATGATGTGTTACTCACAAAAAATATATTATATATTGTTTATAAGTAAATATTTATAAAATAAAAAAAGGTTATGTGTCATACAAAAATATTATACAAGAAATAAAGAAATAAAGAAATAAAGAAATAAAGAAATAAAGAAATAAAATATAAGTAAAAATTAAACTCTAATAACACGATAAACAAGAATTAAAAATAAATCTTGAATAGCTTTAATAATAAATTCAGGTATTAAATTAACATATGAATATGTGTTTTCTTCTTCATAATAGACCATTAGATAATTAATAATATTTTTTACTGTGATATAATCACAATCTACTATTTCGTCTGAGTATTCACCATATCCACCGCTTTTAATAGTTTCAATAATATCATTAATAAACGTATGTTCACAAACATCTTGTTTAAATCTATATAAACGTTCTAAATATTCATAAATTTGTAATTGTGAATTTTTAGATACTTTACAAACTTTTGTATTATTTTTGTTTGCACAGTCACTACATTTAATTTCGTATAATTCGGAATAATCGAAAAATCCGTCTAATTGCCTTAAGCTGTGTCTTTCTCTTACGCAAATGTTAGGATGTTTTATTTTTTGTTCTTCTATCCCTTTCATTTCTCTTAAAAGCTTTTCGACTGTATGTTTACAAATATAATCATCTTTCATAAATGCGAATAAAAATTTTTTAGAATTGATAAGGTCAAAATAAGGTAATAAATATTTGGTTAGTTCTTTTCTTTCATTTGTAATAAAAGCACTTGAACACCATTTTACATATTCATTATTTAAACTTTTTGTCATCATACCTTTTTGAATTTCTTCTTCTTCTTCTTCTTCTTCTTCTTCTTCTTCTTCTTCTTCTTCGCTTTCTTCTTCTTCAATATTTATTAAATCTCTTTCTTTTTCTAATTGGTATATATGATTATATAAATTATCTATTCTTTTTAATCTTTCATTCATTATAGAATTATGACCATCTAAAGTATAATTTATTAAATAAGTGTTAAATTTATTGTTGTGATCATCTACCCAATTTTTCCACATATTCAATATTGTGCTATCCATATTATACGTTGTTTCTTTTAAGTTTTCATAAATGGTTGAAAGGCTATTAATACGCTGTTGTATAGCGTTATATTTCATGATATTATCCATTTTAGAATAAGCAACAGGGGAGAAAGCGGAAGAAGAGATGGCGGGGGTGCTGCTAGAGCGGGGGGCGGTCTTTGTACCAGTCATTTATACTATTAGTAAAGATTTTTATTTTTAAATAATTTTTTATAGTATTTTTTACTTAAAGAAAATATTTAAACCCAATTTAGTATATTGATATACTTTTTTTATATTTTTATTTTCTATTATCCTTTTTTATAAAATCCGAAAATTTCCCAAAAAAAATGGATTTTTAGGAATAAAAAAATAATGTAACGAGGTGTACAAGTCAAAAATAATGTCACAGGATACGCAAATTGGGTTAAAAAATTTGAAACGAAGGAAAAAAAATATTTTCTATTCCTAAATTGTATATAAAACACATAAAAATAAGCTGGCGCATTTTTGTGCGGTTTATATACAATTTAGGAATAGAAAATATTTTTTTTCCTTCGTTTCAAATTTTTTAACCCAATTTGCGTATCCTGTGACATTATTTTTGACTTGT